CAATAGGCGGTCCGCACCCCTCCCCCGCTGCCGGCGGCGGGGGTCTCGGTCTTGGCGGCCTCCCCCGCCTCCTTGCGGGCGGAGCAGCTGACCTGCCACTTGGACAGCCGCTCCGGCCGCAGGGACAGCGCCGGCAGCTCCTGCCCGGTCACGGATTTGGCCGTGCCCTTCGGGGCCAGCACCAGGAATCCGTTGACCGGCTTGGCGATGCCGTCGTGCTTGGCGGCCAGACGGTTGAGAAAGGCCATCGGGCTTTCGTTGGTCTGGTCCTCGTGCGCCACCGGCACGGCGCCCAGCGTCGGATCCGTCCTGGCCGTGTAGCCGTGGGCCTTGGCGATCTCCTGCGTGATGGCGCCGAGCGTGGTGTCGCTCCAGGATTTGGAGGTCGGGGAACGGAACGGCCCGGCCATGTCCGCCGCCTTGGCGCCCACCTCCAGCACCGCTGTCGGGCCGCTGTGCTTGATGTCGTCCACGATGAAGGACCCCATGGCGACCACGCCGGTCTCCTCGTAGCCCAGGGAGAGCTCCAGCTTGGTGCCCATCACCGGCAGGGCGGCATGGGCGCCGGTCTCCCGGTTCGGCCGGTCGTCGAGCTTGAGGGTGAGGCGGTCGGACTTGGTCTCCGCCTCGTCGTTGTAGGTCAGGGACAGCAGGCGGTCCTTGATGTTGGCGGTGATGTCCGCCCCGCCCGCCAGCAACCGGAAGGCTGGCCGCATGGATCACCCCCAAATCCGGATCGTCGTCCGCGCCGGTGCCGCCGGAAGGTCCGGCAGCGTGATGGTCAGCCCGGCGGGAAGCGTGGTCCCCGCATCCGCGAGACCGGGGTTGGCGTCCAGCAGCGCCTCGACCGCGCCGGACCGGGTGCCGTAATGCTTCCAGGCGATCCAGTCCGCCACATCCCCCGCCTTGGTCACGTATTGGAACGCCATCGTCAGGTCTCCACGGTTTCGGCGTCTTCGTCGGGCGGGGCGTCGTCCCCGTACTCCTGGAGTTCCAGCGTGAACGACGTCTTGCGGGGGCGGCCGTCGTCCAGGAACGTCTCCTGCTTCTCCGTCACCTTCAGGATGCACCAGAGCCCCAGCACCACACCGGTGCCGGCCACCAGCTCCAGGGGGACACCCGTGGCGGCCATGGCCCGCATGCGTGGGATCTGCCCCAAGCCACCGGCGAAGTCCGGATAGATGTCCCCCTCCAGCTTCACGGTCTCCAGATCCGCGCCGGTGAACTGAAGGGCCGGCGAGCGGCCGATCCGGTCCTGCTTTCCCCACCGGAAGGCCTGCACCCGCTCCAGGCCGCGGTACGCGGCGGTTCCCACCTCGAAGCGGAAATCCCCCAACCCCATCATGATTCTTTGCGCCATACCGGCCTCCGTCACGCATAGTCGTACAAGGATGCATCGGCATCCGCCTGCTGGCGCGCCGTCCATTCGTCGAGCGCGCGGCGCACGGCGTCCTCCGCCGTCTGCCGGAGGACGTCCACCTCCGTCAGCCCGTTGACCGTGATCGACACGGTGACGGGAGCCTGCACCGTGGTGGACGGCGGTCCTCCCGGCATGGACAGCGCCGCGTACGGCGCGGAGAGGGGGATGCCCGCGCCAGCCCCGCCTCCCGGAAGGGCGGTCGGCATGGGCAAAGCCGGCACGGCGCCGTTCCAGGCCCCCGGATTCACCGCCGCCATCATGGACGCGGGCTTGGCGACCGCCGCCGGGGCAGCCGCCGGCAACTCCCAGACGGGTGGAATGAGCGGAGGTTTGGCCGCAGCCGGGGACGCGGCCAGCAACGCGGCCAGCCCCGCACTGGCGACCATGGCCTTCGGGGTTTCCGCCACCTGCACGACAGGGGGAGAAATTACTGGCGGCTTCGCCGCCGCGGAAGGCTGTCCTTTGGGCGTGGCGATGCCCAGTTTTTCCTTGATCCAATCCGGAAGCACATCGGTGATGGCCGCCATCGCTTCGGACAGGATTTTCACCACGGTATCCCACTTCTCGTAGATCACATAGGCCGCGCCTGCGACCAGCGTGGCGATGATTCCGATGATCGCTCCGATGGGGTTGGCCAGGAGGATGGCGACCAGAGAGGCGAAGACACGGGCCACCAGCGGCACAAGCCACAGGAATTGGGCGCCCAGCGTGGCGATGGATGAGATCAGGCCGGTGCTCATCACCCCCGCCACGATCAGGAGCGCGTTCTCCCACCCGCCGACGGCGGCGACCGCACCGGTCAGCAGGGAGATGAAATCGGTGATGCCGGTGGACAGCGTCGTCCAAACGCCGCTCCAATCCACCCCCGTCACGAAGCTTTCGGCAAGGGTGAAGAGCTGGATGAAGGTGTCGGAGGCCATCTTGGCCCAGGCATCCAGCTTGCCCTCCTTGTCCCAGGCCGCGATCAAATCCAGGATGGCCTGCAGCTTGCCCTTCATGAAATTAAAGGCATCGGCCTTGCCGATCCTCCCCCAGAAATCATCGACGCTGTTTTGAAGGCTGCCCCACATGCCGTCCCAGGTCTGGGACATGTCACCCATCGCGCCGGAAAAGCCCTTGGCCTGAAAAATCTCCAACATGGCCTTTTGCATGGACTTGGCGTCGTCCTTGAGCGCTTCGACCTGTTGTCTGCGGTCGTCCTGACCGGTGAAGGACAGCGTCACCGTCTGGTCCTTGACTTCGGGTTTGACGTCGAACGTCTTCTTCAGGAAGTCCATGTTTCCCGTCGGGCCGCTCATGAACGCCCCGACGACCTCTTTCAGCGGCCGGCCCAGGGCCGTGGCGGCGTCGCCCAGCCCCTGCATGGTGCCATCCATCGGGTCAAGGCCCTTGTTCTTCAAGGCCATGAAGGCTTCGGCCGTGTCCTTCAGCGCGAAGGGGCTCTTCCCCGTGAAGCCCTCGAGCCAATCCATCGACTCCTTGGCCTTGTCCTTGGAACCGATGATCTTGGTCAGCATAGCCTGGTATTTCTCGGTCTCCGCCGAGGCTTTGATGATGTTGCCTCCGACATCCTTCGCCAGGAACGAAAAGCCCTGGCCACCCAGCTTGGCGACCTTGCCGATGGAATCGCCGAGCGCCGTGACGTGCCCCTGAACGGTCTGCACCTGACCGCCCATCGTCTTGAAATGGCTCGTCAAAGCGGAGACTCCGCTCTCGCGCCCCAGCTTCCCCAGGGATTGCGACAACCCGGCGAGAGGGGCGGCCAGTTCCTGCGCCGCCGCGTTCATCCGCGCGACGGGCGCGATCAGGTTGGTTTCGAACCGCCCAGACGACGCCGGGACGGGAGCGGCACCAGCGCCACCGCCCTGTACAGGCTGCGCCGCCGGCTTGCTCCCCTTGACGAACAACCCGTTGTCGTTGGCGGAGAACCGGTTGTCGTTGGCGGCGATGGCTCCGCTCAGGGCGTTGACGCGGCCATGCACCGACGATACCCGATCGCCCAGGGTCTTGAAGTGGTTCGCCAGCGCGCCGATCCCGCCCGCCTGCCCCAGCGTCGCCGATTGTCGAGCCAGTTCGGCGAATGGAGCCGCCAGTTCCGCCGCCGTCCTGGTCACCCGCAGGACGGCGGCCATCAACCGGTCCATCCCGGAGACGGTGATGGTGACGTTCTGTTCAGCCACGATTCCCTCCGCTCACGGAACCGCGTTCCCGCGCCAGCTCATGCCAGCGCAGGAGATCCGCCGGATCCATTCCGTCCATCTCGGACGGGGGCCAATGAAAGACGGCGGCCAGATCGGCCATCGCCGCCCACAGGACGTCGGGGGCTAGTCCCGCCCCTTCCCGGTAAAACCCGCCACCACCTCCGCGATGGCCTCCAGGTCCCCGGCATCGATTTCGTCGACCTCCTGCGGCGACAGCCCGGCGAGTTGGCCGATCATCCACAGCGTCTTGGCGAGGTCGCCGCCCTTCACGGCGTCCATGCGCCGCAGATCGGCGACCTTGGGGCGCCGCAGGGTGAGTTCCGAAATCTCCAGCCCGTTGACCGTGAAGGGCGCCGCCAGCGCCAGCCGGCGCGGCCCAATGATCTGCGCGTTGTCCATGTCCTGATCCGTCCTTCGATTGCCGTGTGAAAAACGGCACGGGCCGTCCGGGGCGTCACACCCCGCCGGCCCGTGCCGTCGATGCTGGAATAGGGTTGGCCGGTCAGAGACCGATGGCGGCCCGCTGGACGGCGAGCTGGTCGATGCCACCGATGGTGCGCACCATGTTGACGGCGTCGATCTCCACCAGATCCTCGCCGTTCATCGTCAGCTTGTAGTAGCTGACGGCCATCTTGACGGTGAGGGTCGATTTCTCGCCCCCCGTCTTCCAGACGCCGGCGTCCATCTCCACCCAGCCGCCGCGCAGGCTGACCGCCACGGAGGAGACCTCGACGCTGCCCTGGGCCTGGAAGGCGCCGCGCAGGGTGACGGGGATGCCGACGGTGTCGAGCAGGCCGAAGGACCGGAACAGCTCCGGATCGAAGTCGGACAGCTTCAGGATGGCTTCGAGCTTGTCCATGCCCATGTCCAGCAGGACCGACATGTCCATGCCGCCGGCCCGGTGCTCGGCGGTCTTGAGGACCAGCTTGGGGAGCGTCAACTCGTCCACGCGGCCGGCGTAGCCGGAACCGTCGACGAACAGGCTCATGTTCTTCAGGACGCGGGGAAATTGAATGGCCATTACAGGATCTCCGCGATGTAGTCGTTCACCAGATGCGAGCGGAAGGTGATGTGCTCGGCCGGGTACGGCGGGGTGAAGTCGAAGTTGAAGAAGACCTTGCCCTGCGCGATGTTGGCCGCGCTGTTGAGGTCGGGGTCGGGCCAGCAGCGGCCGCCCAGGATGGCGCCCTGCGCGGTGAGGCTGCGGAGGTAGGCGTTGACGCCCTCGGTCACGTCCTCCAGGTAGGTGCGGGTGATGTTGCGGTCGACCGCCCACAGATGCGCCCGCTGGAGGCTGTCGTTGATCATGTCGGCCGTGCGGCGGACCGACAGGAAGGCCCATTTGGGATCCGACGCGCAGCTGCGGTTGCCCCACAGGCGGAAGCCGTCCTCGCGGATGACCGTGGCGACCTCGTGCTCGTTGAGGTAGTTCGCACGGCAGTTCGCGTCGCCCAGGATGAAGTCCACCGCGCGCGAGGTGCCGACGATGCCGTTGATGGTCTGGTTGGACGGGCTCCACCAGAAGCCCCGGTCGTTGTCCATCCGGGCGATCAGCCCGGCGACGCGGGCCGACAGCGGCTCGGCGGCGGGCACGCCGTCCGTCATCACCAGCCCCCAGGGATCCACCACGAAGACGCGCGGCGAGCCCCAGTCGCCCCGGTAGGTGACGGCCGCCTCGTCGGTGCTGCCGGGACCGTCGGCGATGATGACGGCGCGGGTGCGCTCGGCGATGCCCAGCAGTTCGGCGACGACCGCGTTGGCCACGTCGCCCAGGTTGACGGTGGCGGTGGCGCCGCTGCCGGCCCCGGTGACGACGGCGCTGGCGCTGGTGTAGCCGCGCCCCGGCTTGGTGACGGTGATGCCGGTGACGGCGCCGTCCAGCACGGTGACCGTGGCCTCCGCCCCGGTGCCGTTGCCGGTGATGGCGACGGTGGTGGTCCCGGCCGCGTAGCCGCTGCCGCCCGCCGCCACGGCGATTCCGGTAACGCCGCCCACCGTGCGCTGATGGGTGAAGCCCGGCGCGCAGAGGATGCGCGGGGTCAGCCCCAGCACCGTGCGGGCGGCGAGCAGGGCATGGACGCCCTCGTAGGCGCCGGTGGCGCCGTCCACCCCGCCCAGGACGTTGGTCAGCGTGGCGGCGGCCTTGGCGGCGTCGTCCGCCCCGGTCCCCTCCGCCACACGGATCACCACCACCATGGCGCCGGCTTGGTCGAAGATGCCGTCGATGGCGGCCGGCAGGGTGCCGGTGTCGCCCAGCTTGGCCGCCTGCGCGCGGGAGCCGGCGACGAGGGTGGGCGTGTTCAGCGGAAAGGCGGTGGCGTCCGCCTCCGGGGCGGTGCCGACCAGCCCGATGATCGAGGACTTGACGGTGCGGATCGGGCGCGGGCCGTTGTCGATCTCGACGACCTCGACGCCGTGCAGGAATTGTTCGGGCATGGGGGAATGTTTCCCTTTCGAGTGGGCATGAAAAAGCCCGGCGCGGAGGCCGGGCGGACGGGAGCGGAAACGTGGAGAGGCTTGCCGGGTCAGCCGACGTAGTCGACCACGTGGTTGGCATTGCCGGGCTTGAGACGCTTGAACTCCAGCGTCTGCACGCCGTTGGCCTTCTTGCGCTTGACCGTGTAGTCGGCGCCCGGCTGCATGATCTGGTACTCGTCCATGTTGAGCGTGAGGGCGTCCAGCGACGGGCTGAACTGCGGGTTGTTCGAGGACAGCACCGCCACGACGTTGAGCGAGGCGACCGCCGACACGTCCAGCGCCCGCAGCCCCACCTGGAGTTCGGCGAAGCTGTTGCCGGCGGCGTTGAGCTGCGCGGCGGTCGCGGTGGTGGCGAGGGACTTGGCGGTGGCGTTCCAACTCATGGAATGGGCCGTCGCGACCCAGGCCGAACCGGTCCAGCGGCGCAGCGGCGTGGCGTAGCCGTCTGTGGAGAGCAGGTAGGTGATGATCGTGCCGGGCGGTATGGCGCCGGTGAAGGCCACACCCGCGACGCTGGAGAAGGCCGTCAGGTCGAGCGACGAGGCGCCCGGCTTGGTGGCGACCCAGAACGGGCCGGTGACGTACTGCTGGCCGTAGGGGATGGTCGGCGGGGTGAAGTTGGCAGTCCAGCGAGCAACGTTGGAGATGCGGATTTCATCCATTTTTCCGTTGAAGTAGGTCTGTCCCGGTCCACCGCCGTTGAAGGCTCCCAAAAAGATTGGGTTGCTCGAGGCTTGATTAAGTGGCCCTGGAACGCCTGTAGTCGTTCCCACCAAAGCGCCACCAATAAATAATTTTAAACTCCCCTCTATATTGTTGTACACCGTTGCGACATGTGTCCAAGCATTCAGAGGAACGGTAACTGTCCCACTAAGAACAGTTGATATGCCGCCACTGGCATTATAATAATGATCCATGCTTAGGGCAGCGGAGGCTCCGTTGCTTGTTGATAGATTCAATTCAAGAACGGCTTGAGCTGGATTTGATATGTAGTAACCACTAAAGATGCGCTTTCCATATCCTCCATCGAACGCCGTAGGATAGATCCAGGCTTCGAGAGTGTAGCTCCCCGTCAGCCCTAGCTGAGAAACCGTTCCAACGGACTGGTAACTACCATATCCCGGAAAATTAAGACTCCCGGTTCCAAATTTTGGCGATAATGTCGCGATACTTGCGTAGATGCTCCCAGCCGAACCAAATAAAAGGAAACGACCGTCTTTCACCGTCCGTGCGTTCGTACTCTGGATCATCGCGGTGTTCTTAGACAGTTCCTTCACACACTTATTCCCAACCGCGCCATTGAAGACCCACAACAGCGCGGTGTCATTGTCCTGCGTCAGGTTGCCAGGGGTAAAATTGGCGGTGTAGCGGGGCTTGCCGTGGGTGATGCGGAAACTGTCGATATAATAGGATGTGCCGTTAAGCCCAACTACAATTTCAGAGCCTATGTTTGTGACGTTAAGGTGAGGAGATGATGGCAACGCTGTTGCAACACCGTTACAATAAAATACCCATCCGCGACTTTCGTTGACCAAGGCGATATGGTTCCAGCCAACGGGATGG